TATAATGAACTATGAACTTGCACCACATTATGTATCAACATATGGCGGTAATATACAGAGTGAAAGTACAATTGATGCGTCGGCGATACAAATGGCTTTTGATACTACGGCAGAATATTTTAAACTACAAAGCAAACAAGCCGTAACACAAAAAAATGTTGATAAACGAAAACTTAGTGAAGTGACAAAAGCTCTCAAACAAGCACAGGAAAATCAAGAAATTTTGCGTAAAAAAATTATCGAAGAATATGAAGCAAAACTTGCAGAAAAAAATAATATCTCTATACAAATCACTGCAGGTGATTTTCTTTCAACAAGAGAGGCACTCGCACAGGCTCTTGAAACAACAACAATTAACGCATCAGAGCGAAATACCGTCAAGACCTATCAGCAGGGACTTGAGCAGATGAACAAACTCAACGATAAGCTTAATGAAATTGACAGCAAAATCAAGGCTATCAATGCCAAAGACAACATCTCTAAGAGCGAAAAAGCAGAGATTGCATCGCTTATGAAAGTTAAAGCGGAAACCGAAGAAAAAATCGTAAACAAAGACAAAAGTCTTTTAAAACTCGAGTCAACCGAGGCAATGCGTAATATCTTAAAGTACGAAACCTCTAAGAAGATTGCAAGAGTGCGTGAGCAGAAGAATGAGCGTATTGCTGAAATCAGAAAGCAGGAAACGCAGAAACGCAAGGATGCTGTTGCAAAACTCCGTAAACAGAAGAATGACAAAATTGATGATATCATTTTAAAGAACCGTGAAAAACGCAAGGCAGATATTGAAAAACGCAAGGATAATCAGGACTGGTCGCATTCAATCAGCGAAATCAAGAAATACTCGAAAAAACTGTTAGATGCTGTCTTGCATCCGACAGAAAAGATGTATATTCCATACGGCTTGAATGAGCCTATCAAGAGCATTACATCAACTCTTCTTGATTCAATCAATCTCGATAACGATACTAAGATGTCAGACAATCTGAGAAAACTCTCTCAACAGCTTGAACAAGTCAATCAAAGCGATGAGCATTACGGCGATTTTTATAACGCTTACAGCAAAGAAATCATCGAGGAAATAAAAGGCTTTGCTGATTACCTTGAAGAAAGGCTTGAAGGTGTCAAAATCAAGAAACAGACACAGAAAGAAAGCCTTATTGAAGGACTCACACACGAAGAGGCTAAGGAAATTGAACAGATTGTCAAAGATGTGTATAACGCAACAAGGGATGCTGTTAAGCAGATTGGCAGACAGGATGCTATTACTAACTATGAGTCAGGTTTAAGGATTATTAATCAGACAAGAGAACTCGGTGATGTTAAGCTTAATGTAATGGACTCATTACTCGACCAAGTATTATCACCGATGCGACTTATGGCGAAGTACACAGGCTACAATGCGGATGCCGAGCTTATGTATCACATCAATGCTCTTAACGAGGGTACGGAAAAGTACAATATGTTTAAGATGCTCGCTGAAAAGCCTCTCAATGATTTTATCAAAGAAAATCCGAAGGAGTACGAAAGTTTTAAAAACGATGTCATCGAAATCAAATACCGTGACAATAAGAATGTTGCACAGACTGCCAAAATGACAAAGTCACAGGGATTGCAGATACTGATGTCTTGGACAAGAGAACATACAGAAGACTCTCACCTTGACCATATGGAGCGAGGCGGTGTTACTCTGCTTGATGCCGAACAGATAAGTAAAGGCAACTATGAAAAAGCATTTGCTCAGCGAAAGACCGTTAGGGGCATTAATTTAAGTTTCATCTCGGCTGTACAGAGCCAAATGGGAGAGTTTGAAAAACATTATCGTGAACTTGCTGAAACTCTCTTCAACGAGGTTTCAAACGCTTACATCAATGACACTTCTGCAATTCTTCTTCATCGTGACATTGCAACCGAAAAATACTACATACCCTTTGCTGTAAATAAAGATTTTCTTTCAACAGAGATTGACGGTCTGAAATACGATGCAACCATTGCCAACAAAGGTATGCTGAAATCTACGAAAAGAAACGCACCACAGGCTCTTAACATCGCAGGACTCGACAGCGTTATATCTAAGCATATAAGAGATGTCGGACAGTATTACGGTTACGCTGTGCCTATCCGAAACCTTAACAAGGCACTCAATGTTAAGATGTTTGAAACAAACGAAAACGGTAACAAGATTGCAACAGACTCCGTCCGAAACGCCCTCAGAGAAACCTTTAATTCTGACAAGCCTATTCAGTTTATCGAACAGGTTATGACCGATTTGCAGACATCAAGAAAATCAAACTCTCAGACCGAAAAAGCAATCAATAAGATTGTTAGGGCAGTCAGAGATAATATGATTACATCGGCACTCAAAGGCTCTGTATCGGTAGTTATTAAGCAGGGAGCGTCATTGTACACAGCATCAAGCATTCTTTCAATGCGTTCTGTATCTGTCGGTGCAGTCAAAGGCATTCAGCAGATTGCTCGCAAAGGTGGTTGGAAACAGCTTACAGATGAGATTGATGCACACACGGCAGGTCACTATATGCGTAGAATTGGCTTGTCATCAATGGAGATTGAGGCGATGAAAGACTCTTGGCTCGATAAAAAACTGCCCACAGCACTCAACCCTGCAAAATGGATACAGGGTACAGACTGTATCACAACAGCGTTGCATTGGGTGGCTACTAAAGAAGAAGTAAGCCGACTTTATAAAGAACAAGGAAAAGCTGACCAAATAGGCTCTGATGAATATTTCGACGAGGTCACAAAGTTATATGACCAAATTCTTGAAGAAACACAGCCTATGTATGATAGTCTGCACCGAGGCGAGATACAAAAAAATTCAAATGAGTTGTTAAAATCTGTATTTATGTTTAAGACTCAGCCATTGCAGAACACAGGTATCTTGTATGATGCAATTATGGATTATCAGGCTAACAAGGACAATGCAGAACTTCGAGATATCAAAAAGCAAAAACTTGCAAAAGCAGTTTCTTCGCAGATGGTGTCGGCACTTACTTTCGTTGCAATGACCTTTATTGCATCCCTTGCTCTTCACAAACCTGAACGCTACAAGGACGAAAATGATGAGGTCACTCTTTCTTCTGTTCTTGAGAGGCTCGGCATTGATTGGGCGGAAACAGGATTTAGTGTTCTTGTTCCAATTGGCGGTGCTGAACTTGCATCATTCATTGAAAATCAGATTAACGGTAAAGATTATGATTTTGCATCTGATAATGTTGTGTCAATGCTCAATGACTTTACCTCATCAATCGGGGACTTCAATCAGAATGTTGTTGTTGCTCTTGCACAAGGTAATTTTGACCTTGATAAAGCAAAAGATGCCCTATGGGGATTATCTGTCGATGGTCTTGCATTTTTCAGAGGATTCCCATTGAAGAATTACAGCAATATCATTAACGGTATATTCTCTAATTTGTCAGATGCAATCAGCGGTCATAGCACTTACTTCGGTTCATCGGGCGGTCGAAAAGGTAGTGAATACGCAAACTCATATGATGTACTTATTGACAATAACCCCGAAAAAGCAAAGCAACAGCTTGAAACATTCTATAATGAGAAGTATGAAGAACAGATTGCAAAAGGAGAAACTACAACCGAGGCAAAGAAAAAAGCACAGACCTCTGTCCGTACTGCACTAACTACACAGTATAAGAAAGAGTATCAAAAAGCATTCCTTGATAATGACCGTGACACAATGCAGAAAATCAGCAAGAAACTGCAGGAGTCAGGCTGTATGAAGTGGGAAGGCAAATCATTGTCGACTGTGTTAGGCGAATGGACTAAGTCAGCTAAAGAAGATTTAAGCAAGTAAAAACGAATCCTGTGTGGTTAGTGTACCGCACAGGATTGCCCTATAATTATTTAAGAGGTGATTAAAATGAAGTCAAGAACAATGAAGTTTACGCTCGACTGCTCCAAAGTGGGTAATCAGTTATGCATAGATGGCATCAGACAGGGCGATGCCAACTCTATTGTATTTATTATTTCACTTGCAAACGGCATCAATTTACTTGATATTGTTGCAGGAAAAGAGGAATCCGTTGTTGTGACAATGTATGGTAAGAAACCCGATGGCACAACAATTGTCCGTGATTGCGGAATTAACGAGGACGGTAACATCACATACACTATCCACACTCAAGATACAACTTGTGTCGGCATTGTCAGTTATCAGCTTGTTGTGACATCTACAAGGGAGAAAATACTCGCATCCCCTGTTTTCAGTACGATAGTCGAAGAACGAAATCTCTTCAAAACTTATACAGTATTGACAACACAGCCTGATGACTGGGCAGATGGCTACGATAAGTATTATTACTATAAGGATGGCAGATTTTATAAGCTGAACCGTTTTGAGAGTGAGTCTGCTCCCGAATGGATAATCAATAAGTATTACTCAGTCAATAACAATGAAGTTGAAAGCACATCAGATTTTGATGCTCTTTCATATGCTCTACTAAGAGCGAAACAGTATTCAGACAAAAGCGAGGAATACCTTGCAGAAGTTAAGAAGAAAGCAGATAAAAGTACCACACTTGCAGGATACGGTATCACAGATGCCATACAAAACGCAAAAGGCACAGTAAGTACAAACAACCTTGCCGATAATTGCGTGTCCTCTAACAAGCTGTCAGCGGATGTTAGAGCAAACATTAACAGTAAAGCCGAATCAGCGAAAGTCAGTCAGCAGTTATCGCTCAAGGCAGATGTATCATCCGTATACACTAAGTCTGAATCTGATGCACTTCTTGCAGTCAAAGCAAACTCGGCAGATGTTGATGCATCCGTCAAAACAATCAACACAACAATTGCAAACAATCAGAAAAGTGTAAATGCAAGCCTTGAAAGCCTCAACACAGCATTAACCAATAAAGCCGATACAGATGTTGTCAACGAGGTAAAACAGCGTGCAGAGTCAAATACAACGGCAATAGGACTCAAAGTGAGCCGTACCGACTTTAACAACACCGTGACCAACCTCACGAATAGCATTAACGAAAAAGCTGATAGCACAGATATCAATGCATCCATCGCATCATTAACAAGTGCAGTATCAACAAAATACGATTCGTCAAATATCGAACTTGGTACAGCTACTCTTACTCCATACTCTACTCTGATTGATAAAATAAAATCGGCAACTTGCCTTTATGAAAAAATTGGCGATATCGTTATTGTAAATGTCACCGTCATTATGAACGCAACATCTTTAGGCGGAACATCTTCAATAGCTTTGCTCAATATGCCTTTCTCAAACAAATCGGATGTGATTGTTCATGATATCGGCATAAGCAAAAACGGCGGAATGTTCAGAGGAAGTGCAAGTAAATCAGCTTGGTTGCAGTTTACTCCGCTCAATAAACAGGCTTACAATTTCGTTGCTGATGAGCAGGTAAACTTTTCTTTGATTTACAAAATATAAAAATAACGGAGGTATGAAAAATGGAACTTAAAGAAAAAATCACACTCGATATGCTCACGAAGGACAGCGTTTCGGTACTCAGGCAGCAGTTTTTGACCTTTAACGGTGAAGAAATGCAGGTCGGCGGAAACATCCGCAATGCATATATGAATGACGAATCCGGCAGAGAACAGTTGAGAAAGGTTCTCTCTGACGAATACTTCAACGCCGTTATGGCAGTATGGCAGTGCTAA